TAATATGTCATTAGCTAATAAACAAACTGCATCGTAATTAGTAGTAAGCCTAAGTCCTGCGTTTACTCCTGATGCTATGCCTCGTTTTTCTTTAGATAAGTCATAACCTGCAAACGGGTAGTTAAAGGTTTCGTGCGTATCGCTCCCGTTATCTATTAAGAAACAGTCCGCATTGTAACCGCTATTGTAAAAGTTTTGGTTAATTACACGCTGCGTTAAATCGTGCCTATTAAGAGTAAGTAATAAAATAGCTACTTTCATTATCTTATGTTTGAGCCGATTTCTCGTGCAGGTACTCCTGCGTATTTAGTATTAGGTTTTGCATCTCCTTTAACAAAAGCACTTGCCCCTATCATACAATTTTCTCCTACGTTTGCAAACTGATGTAGAACTGCGTTAAGTCCTATATTAGCACCATTGTCTACAATAGAATGCCCACCTATTTTTGCTCCGCAGCTTATAGTAACATTATCTAAAATTGTGCAGTCGTGTCCGATGTGTGCGTGTTTCATTATGAAACAATTATTACCAATAAAGGTGTCAATCTCCGTACCTGCGTCTATTGTTACAAGTCCTGTAATAACATTGTTGTCGCCTATGTATACTTTGCCTTTTTCTTTTTGCCAAAACTTTTTATGCTCGGCTTTGTCGCCAATGATACAATAAGCACCAATATAGTTGCCATCTCCGATAATTACGTTATCGCCAATGATAGCGGTAGGGTGGATAAAGTTAGCCATTCTTTTTTTTATTTTTAGGTTTAGGTTGCTCTTCGTACCAAGTGTAAAGGCGCTTAATCATATCGAATATACAATTACCGCACCATACTGTTAAGATAAAATCTGCACTCATATACTTGCGGTAAATATGCTCGTACATTTTTAAAATGTCTAAATCGATATTACGCACATAGCCATTTTGTACTGTATGCCAATTACCAACGTGTTGATCTAAAAAATTGCGGTGTTCTATTTCCATAAGTTCCACATTAGTTTTGAAAGTAAAGGTGCTGCAACTCCTGGTATAAATACAAACGCAATTATGTCAGTACATATTGTAGGCAGTAAATATAAAGCCAATCCTGTCCAAGCTGCTAAACAACTCGTGCAACTAAAAGGCTTAAAATCTAATTTCCACTTCCTATGAAATTGGTGTATCTCTACAAAGAATATTGCAAAGCATATTGCTGCTATAATTATCATAATTTTATTTTTTGTAGTCAGGACAGGATTTGAACCTGTAAAGCCCTATTAGTTTGTGTAGGCTATTTACTTATTAGATTAGGTGGAATGTCTACTAACAAACATTGACATTCCCCTTATTCTAACTCAGTGCGTCTACCATTCCGCCACCTGACTATTTTATCATTTGCGTAATTGTTTAGGTTATTTGTTTTCAGCGTCATAAATTCCTTCATTATACCCTTCTCCATATCCTTTTAATCTAGCTTCTTCAAGCTGCTCTTTTTCTTTTTTTAGTATAAGTTTCCTATTAACTATTAAATATGTTGAAAAATGTTCAATAGGATATCTATCAAATTTTTCAAAAAGTAATTTCATTACAGTTTTCATTTTCGTAGTTGTTTTTTTAGTTCTCGTTTAGTTAGTTTAAGTTCCCTATGTATTGACATATATGGAATACCTGTTACCCTGCTTAGTTCTTTAGCGTTGCAATTATGCTTTATAGCATACACTCTTAAAAGTTCAGCTTTATACCAGTGCATCTTTGATAACTCATCTTCTACTTTGTTAAGCAATTCCTCATCTCTATCGTGTACTATTAATTCTACTTCTAAAGGCTTTCGGTATGTGCGGTAAAATTGGCTCGTATTACTTTGCATCATATTAATCATAGTTCTAACCAAGTAGAACTTTAATACGTTACGAGTGCGCATATCAATTAATCGCTCTTCTTCCATTTCGCATAGCACCTTAAATAATTCGCTTCTTAGATCGTCTCTTAAATCTTCAGGCTGCATTTTGTCTATTGCTTCCTTAAGTTCTCGGCTTTCCCAAAGTTCTAATATGATGCTATTCTTGTTCATATTCTTTTAAGGTTAGTTTGCCGTTCTCTTCGGTTGCTATGTAACAAAAGCAATTTGCCGTTTTTGCTAAGTTTAAGAAAGCTATTTGGTAGCTGCTTAGTTTATCTCCTATTGCTTTTGTTTCGCAATATACCGCTACTCCGCTTTGGGTGTGAAAGCCTACTACATCTGGAACTCCTTTTAAACCTATGAAGGTGCGACCACGAACTGCAAGATTGTTATTGCGCCATACAAAGCACCCATTTTTATTTAGGGTCTTAATTGCTTCTTTGGTTAATTCGTTTGCGGTCATAAAGCAAAAATATACTAAAGTTCTTGATATTGACAAATACTTTTAAATATTTGATAAGCTACTTGTGGCACTATTGCATTCCCATAAGCTTTTATAGATTGGTTTCTCCATTTAGAAAAGGTTTTAGAGTCCAATCTTTGGGAAATCCCATCATCTCTTCTAAGTATTGGGGGTTCAGAAGGGAATGCGGAGAAATCCCTTTTCTCAAAAGATAACCCACAACGTGAAGCCTTTTCATTTGACTTGGTGGGAATGTACTGTTTGTGAACTCTTGCAGTGTTGGAGTGGGCAACAAACCAAGTTCGCTCTCTTTTGTGTGGTGCGTTTTGGCTACAAGCTGGAAGTATGTACGCTTGTACTTCGTACCCTTCAGCTTCCAAGTCAGTTTGCACCTCTTCGAATACCAATCCCCCCCCCCAATTAACAATGCCGAGAACGTTTTCGCCCACGACCCATTGCGGTTGAATTTCTCGTATTGCTCTAAGCATTTCTGGAAAGAGATGTCTTTCGTCATTTTTACCAAGCTGCTTTCCTGCGGTTGAATATGGTTGGCAAGGGAAACCTCCTGTGAGTACATCGATTTGTCCTCTGTGAATAGTGAAATCTGTTTTTGTGATGTCATTGTAAGATATTGAATTTGGGAAGTGATGTTTTAATACTTTTTGTCCAAAGGTGTTCCATTCGCAGTGAAATACGTTTTCCCAACCGCACCATTCTGCTGCTAGATCAAAGCCACCTATTCCGCTAAATAAACTGCCGTGTCTCATTTGAATGATGTTTTATTATTAGCAATTTGCAAATCAAAAAATAAAGCTACGGCTACGGCTCTTGCCTGGTTCTTAAGCCAACTCTCAGTCCATTCGTCTCGGTACTGCTTTGCACTTATGATGTCCATTTTATTAGCTTTGTAAGTAATAATCTCCATAAGTTTCTTTTTAGCAAGTGCGCCATCTTCTTTTGTCCACTTCTTTATGCCTGAACTATTAAGCTTTGTAAATACGGATAATGGGTTAAACAACCTATCAAAAGTTCGGTTTTCTAAAAGCTTATATTCTTGGTAACTATAATCAATTATCTCTAAATCGGTTAAGTGCGGTATTGCTTCTACTCGTTCTTGTGGCATCATTTTTCTTACTTCGTTTGCTTTTTTCTTATACCTATCCATAACCTGACTAAAGTATGCAGGACTAAAATTTTGGTAATGGTCTATAAAGTCATTGGCTACCATTTGCTTAAACGCTACTTTAACCTCGTTTATTGTAAAGCCACCATACTCGGTTCTTATCCAATCCTCTAAGATAGCTAACTTAACATCTCCAGGATTGTTGATACCTACGAGCTGCATTAAGTAAACAAGGTTTTGTTTAAATATGGTAGAGTTCAGATTGCGAACCCTCTCCCCCGAAAAGCTTTGCATAATCTCCTTCTCCATAGGAAGTAGAGTGGATGTAGTTGTAGTTTCTAAGGTTGTCGAGTTCGTGCTTATTAAGTTTTGGCTTATTGTTTGTAGTTCCTTTTGCATATTGTTTAGTGTTAGTTATCCAATTATTTGCTGCTGCTGCCCAACTTTTCATTGGGTTTTTACCTACTTTCCACCCGTTGCTCGTATAGTAATTTACAAACTTTTCGGCTTCAATCTTTGCTTGATCTGTTCCAATCCGTAAAGACATATACTCGTAAACTTGTTCAAAGCTACATTTACTTTTATTAATATTTATATCTTTATTTATATC